GATAATATAATATTTATATCTCTACCTTACGATATAATATTAGAAAATCAAGAATATCAGTGGTTTAATAATTTATCAGAAGATCAATTCTTTAATTCGAATATACAATTAACTAAATTAGTGTCGGGTGAATATCAAAAATTAAACCAAAAATAAAATAACTCGAAGTAAATTTGAAACAATTTATTTTATAATATATATAACCAATAAATGGGTATTAAATCCTTGACACAAATCATTAAAAGAGAAGCACCAGATTCTATTAAACATGATAATTTATATAAGTTATCAGGTAAGAAAGTAGCCGTGGATGCTTCATTAATAATTTATCAACAATTGTTAAGACATCAACTCTTGAAAAATAAGAATGGTGAAATAACAAATCATATTACAGGATTATTTTATAAGATGGTAAATTATTTATCATTAAATATAGAACCAATATTTGTATTTGATGGTAAACCACCTATTCAGAAGAAAGATTGTGTAGATGAAAGAAAGAAAAAAGCACAAGATGCTAAAGATAAAATGGAGTCTTGTGATACACAAGAACAGAAAGATAATTTAGAAAAATCTTCATTACGATTAACAAAAGATATGATAGATAATGTGAAGAAATTACTCAACCTTATGGGAATATCATATATTCATCAAGATGGTGAAGGTGAAGCGATTGCTTCTGAATTATGTAGGATTGGTTATGTGGATTATGTATTAACAGAAGATATGGATTCATTGGTGTATGGATGTCCTAATTTGATTAGGAATTGTTTGGATAAATCGTTAAAAAGAAAAGATATCATATCAATAATTAATTATGATATTATGAAAGAAAAATTTGGATTAAATGATGAACAATTCATTAAATTTTGTATATTATGTGGATGCGACTTTTGTCCAAATGTCCCTAAGATAGGAAATACAACCGCGATGAAAATCATTAAACAATATGATAATATAGATGATATAATTCTTAATTATAAAGATAAATATGCTTTTCCAGAAAATTATAAAGAATTATTTAATGAATCATATGAAATATTTACGATGTATAGAGATAAAATAAATATTGATGAATTGAAGATATCTAAATCAAATAAAGATATAGGGAAGTTAATACATTTCTTGGTAAATGATATTGAAATGAATGAATTACGGGTTCAAAACGGGATTAAAAAAATACAGAATATATATAAATGAGTGAAAACTTATGTCCAATATGTTTATCTGTGATAGAAGAAAATGAAAATACATATAAATTAGAATGCAACCATTTTTTTCATGATAAATGTATAATAAATTGGTTCAGAGCAGAGAATTCAAATGGTAAATGTCCTTGTTGTAATGATACACCACAAAGTGATACTTTACCTCCATTAAATAATACATATTATTATGATAATAATTTAATTGAACAAAGATGTTCTGCGATTAGGAGATATGGTAATAAGAAATCCGCCCCCATATTATTGAAAGCGAAGGTAGAAAAATTAAAGAAATTAGAAAATCAATTAAAAGATATTAATAAAGAAAAGAAAGAATTTACAGATGAAAATAAAGAAATATTCAAAGAAAAGAAAAAATTATTTGATTCAATGTGGAAAAAAAAATATCAAATAAGGAAACAAAAATATAATATGATATGTTCATTTGCTAATATGACTATTCCTGATAATATTATATTTTTATAACTTTACTATGAATCATTAAAGGATTATTATTTTTGATGAGTTCTTTAGATTCATCTATTTTTTTTTGTAAACTCTTACAATCGTGTGTATGAGTATAACGATGTTTATCACAGAATTTTCCTTCACATTTACAGGTGTATGATATTATCTTTAGTTTTTTATTACAGAAAGAACATTTTTCCTTATCCATATTAAATAATATTTTTTATTTGTTCTTAATTAATTTTTCAAATTTATTATTTAAAAGAAGATTTAATTAAATAAATAAATATGATCACAACAGAAGTTATGGGCGGATTAGGAAATCAATTATATCAGATATTTTGTTTAATATCATATTCTATTGATAATGATATAACATTTTTCATACAAGACAAATCTTTAACAGAAGGTGACAGAAGAAAAACTTATTGGGATAATTTATTATTAAATCTTAAATCAGATTTTAAACCTGTTAGGAATTTACCAGTATTAAATTGGTTTCAACATCATTATATTGAATTACCTAAAATTACTGATAAAGATTTTAAATTAATGGGATATTTTCAATCATATAAATATTTTCATCATAATATTGACAAAATTGAAGGCATATTAAAATTAAATGATATCAAAAATAAATATAAAAATAAATATGATTATAAAAATATTGTATCATTACATTTTAGAATAGGTGATTATGTTAAATTACAAGATTTCCACCATTTATTATCAATAGATTATTATATAAATGTATTAGGTAAATTAATTAAAGATACTAATAGAAATGATTGGAATATATTATATTTCTATGAAGAATCGGATAAAGATATGATAGACAAAAATATAAATATATTAAAAGAAAAATATGATAAATTAAATTTTATAGGGATAGATCATAAATTAGATGATTGGGAACAAATGTTATGTATGAGTTTATGTAAACACAATATAATAGCAAATAGTACATTTAGTTGGTGGGGAGCATATTTTAATGAAAATAATAATCGGATTTATTATCCAAATAAATGGTTTGGACCTAAATTAGAAAATAATAAAATGGATGATTTATTTTTAGATGAATGGGTAAAAATATATATTTAAGTTTTCATATAAAAAGCATCTCCCCAACCAAATTGAGTATATATTCTTTGAGCAACTCTTTCAAAACCAAATTGTGCTAAATATGAATCTATTTCATGCATCATATTACAATTTTTATAAACTTCTTCAATATTAACTTCTGTGTATATATATTTAATATAATGAAAATATTTCTCCATACTTTTTAAAGCACGTAATTCTACTCCTTGAATATCTAAATTAATAAAATTTAAATTTTCAATAGGAATATTATATTTTTCTATAATTGTATCCATTCTATTAGTTTTTAAAGTTCTTGTTTCAACAACTTTTACATGAGGATGATGTTTTTCATGCGAACCAAAATCTAATATAGAAGAACTTTCACCATTATTTGTAATTTTAAAATTTATTTCTTTATCATCAACTTCATCGATTACAGCTTGATAAATACATATATCACTGTTTTCAGATTTATTTAAATCAACTTTATCTTGCATTGCTTCAATCCAGTATATATTTTGATTGTCTACACCTGCATTATTATAATCATTTAATTCTTCACATTCATGAGCACCAATATGTAATATACCAGTTATTTTAATATTAAAATGCTGTATTAATTCATTTATTTTAATTAACATTTAAAAATATATTTTAATATATCTTTAAATGATATTAATTATAAGCGGTTTTCATCACAAAAATAAAGAAGGATTGGAAAGAATATTAGTTTATTTAAATTATGATTATAAATTTGGGACTATAAATGATATCGATAATTATGATATAATATTTTCACCTTGTAATCCAATTGATACAAGTAAATATCCAAATAAGAAATTTATATTTGGTCCTCATTTTTCAGTATTTCCTGATAATAGATTATTGTATATAAATAATATTCATAATAAATCAATTTATATACAACCAAGTGAATGGGTTTGTAAATTATGGAGATCGTTAAATGCTGAAGATTATATACCAATGAAATCATTTCCATTCCCTGTAAATACAGACAAATTTAATGATTCAGGTAAAAATCGATCTAAAATATTTATTTATCATAAAAGAAGGAAACCGGAAGAATTAGAATTTATTAAAAATTTTTTAAATAATAAAAAAATAGAATATCTGGTATTTGATTATATTAAAAGATATAATGAAGAAGATTATTTAAATTATTTACAAGAATCAAAATATGGAATTATTGTAGATGCTCATGAAAGCCAAGGATTTGCTATTGAAGAAGCATTATCATGTAATGTTCCATTATTAGTGTGGAATACACGAGATATGTCACAAGAATATGGTGGTAATTATGATAAAATACAGTGTACAACAATATCATATTGGAATGAAAGATGTGGAGAATATTTTTATGATCAAAATGAATTCATAGAAACATATAATAAATTTATAGAAAAATTAGATACATATAAACCAAGAGAATTTGTGCTAGATAATCTGAGTGTTGAAGTATGTTCGGATAGATTTAAAGAATTAATTAATATATAAATTATAATGGATTTTAATAGGTGTTTTGAAAAACATGATTTTAATGAATTAAATAATTTAGATATATATATATTAAATAATGCAGTATTACAATTTATAAAATTATATAATAATAATAATAATAATATAATATTTGATGTGGGAGCAAATGCTGGGAGTTTTATTAAAGTTTTAAATCATTATAATTTAATAAATAATATTCATTGTTTTGAACCACATCCAGTATTAAGTAATAAAACGAAAGAAATATATCCATTCATAAAAATGAATAATTATTGTTTAAGTAATATGATAGGAACAATAGATATAAACATACCTATGTGGAGTGTAGGATTAAGTAGTATTATTAATAGACCTATATTTGATAAATTAAAAAATGAAGGACAACATATTACAAAAATCAATGTTAAATGTGAAACATTAGATTATTATTGTAAACAGAACAACATAGAAGAAATTGATTTTATAAAAATAGATGTTGAAGGTGCTGAAAAAATGATATTTGAGGGGTCTACTGAAATGTTAAAGAATAAAAAAATAAAATGTGGTTTATTTGAAATAGGTGAAACATTAAAAGATGCTGGTACAAATGAAAAAGAAATTTGTGAATTATTAAAAGGATATGGATATAATATAGATAAAACAGTATCAAATAATGATTATTTTTTTTATAAATAATATTACATATATTGAGAAAATTTAATATTATAATTATTCTTTAATTTTTCATTATAGATACTATTATGAATGTAAACATTATCTACTACATCATTTACCAATAATGTATAATTATTTTCATTAAAATAGTTTCTTAATATTTTAAATTTATCCATTAAAGATTTATTATTTTTAAAATCTGGATGTTGATCAGGTATTTCAATTATAAAAATACTCGGATTATATTTTTCAATTGAAAATCCTTTTAAAACATTTTCTTCATAACCTTCTACATCTAATACCATCAAGTCTATATGTTTAATATTATTATCACTCAGAATAGTATCTAATTTATCTACATTTATTGAAATATAATTTTGATTATTATGAAAATTATATTTGCTCCAATTTAATGTTTTATATATATTTTCCATATCTTTATCAATTGTCGATAAAGTATCAGCATCTATTATTTGTAATACTTCTTTTTTTTCACCACATGCTAATTGTAAATTTATAACATTTTTATGATGTTTATGGTTTTCACAACATAAATTATATAATCTAGGTACAGGTTCACAATTAATACCTTTCCATCCAATTTTAGCTAGATTATATGTAAATGATCCAGTTTTACCATCATTCGCGCCTATCTCTATAAACGTGCCATCAGTTTTGTAAGGTAATACAGCATCGAATATTTTATGTAATATTAAACCAATCTCACCACAAGAAGTACTTTTAGGATAAGACATTTAATATATAATTATAATTATATTCTTTAAATATAATTATATCAATATTGTAATGTTGTAGGAATTATACCTAAATTGCTCCCCTGTATAAAAAACTCATCATTACTCCAATAATGTTTAAAATCTATATTTTTTTCAAAATAATTACACATATAGTAATCCATTGGAATACCATAATTTGTTTCATTATTCATCCATTCTAAATAATTCACAATAGAATCATATTTCCATATAAAACTATCAGCACACCTTGTATAAAATTTTCTTGATAATCTATATTTATCCTTATTATTTGTAATATCCTCTATATATTTATCATTATTATAGTATTTTCTATATTTATATCCAGTAGGGAAATTAAAATTACAAGTTTCCCACATTCTATTATCATACATACCAATATGAATTAAATCCCATTCTTTATCTTTTACAGTATTTAAAAATTCATTAAATAGTTCAATATCTTTTCCTAACATTGCATCACTTTCAAATATTAAAAATATACCTTCTTTATAATTTTTTACAATATATTCTAAATTTGCTTTATAATTTAAAAATAAAGATAATTCACCTTTTTTCATAGGATCAGGTCTGAGATATTGAACAAGTTGTTCTTTAATATTTGTATTATATATTTCTTCAGTAATTGTATGCTTATATGTTGGACTTATATATTTAATAAAACAATCATCTATATTCTGACCTTTAAATAATTCTTTTAACATTTTGTATCTTTCTGGTTCAAACTCATGATTGGAAACACAACATATATGTGAAATATGATCCCAACATTTTTCACTTAAAATACATTTAATATCATTTGCTATATTTTCAATTGTTCTTTCTAATTTATTTTCATTATTTGGAAATACATTAGTATTAACCATTTTTAACCATTCACTTGGATTTTCTTTTAAAAATTTCATTTTTGTAATAATTTCATTAGCATTATTAATATCTTTTAAATTCAAAAATCGTTCTTTGTTGATATAATCATGTACTTTATCAGATCCCCAATATACAGGAATAATACTTGATAATAGACCATTTATTAATTTTTCAGTAATATATGTATCTTCTCTACTATTTTCCATAGATATAATAAATTTAAATTCATTTACAAAAGAATGATATTCTTTCATATTATAACTTGGTTTTAAAGCACCTCCTATATTATTTTTATATCTGCCAGCATAACATATATTAAAGTGTTTTTCCAGTTCAATTAAAAAGTTAGTTCGTTCTTTACCTCTTGGATTGGATATAATAACACACACATCATTTTTAGGAACACTTTTAATTTCTTTATTCATTTCTAATGTTTTCACAAAATTATTTGTATAAATATATGGTATAAATAATGGAACATTTACAATATTTTTATGATTTCTTTCTCCCCATAATACACACGTGTATTCATTTTTACTACATTTTAAAGTAGATTCTCCAGAAAATAAATAGGTATGTTTCCATTGTTTATTTTTCACCAACGATGGACATCCAATCAACATATCAAATTCACATAAAATTTCACTTTCTTCAAAAGATCCTATTTCACATTTTTCATCATATACTTTTTCAAATAAATCTAAAAAAAAATCAACATGTAATCCTGGATTTGTTTTATCTTCAAATCCTCCAAACCATCCATTAAAATATATTTTCATTATAATTATTAAAAATATTTATTTAAATAATTTAAAAATTATTTATTTATTTGAGTTCTTTCTCCTATATTTTTTGACGTTAATTTAGATTTTTTTATATATAAAGCATCTCCCCACGCATCAATAGTATAATCTCTTCTATCGGGCCAATTACCCGATATAGTTTTTCGTGGACCTGGGCCA